CCAAGTAGGGTTGAGAGCAATGAAAGGAATCCAAAGATGGGAATCCTGTTTATCCGCTTCAATGAGGGGCCGAGCGGAAACCATAAAAACCGGATGTCGGTTGTCAGGATCATTGAGAGACCGATTAACCCCTTGAGGGTTAGGTCGCCAGCCACACAGATAAGGAATAGCGCTTTCAGTAGTCATTGAACAACCTCCCTCAAAGCAGCGGCATAAGACCGGAATATCCGAACAGCTTTGTCCCTTGACTCGGGAGTGAGTTCATGTCCCTTCCCGTCCGGTTGTAGTTCCTTCTCAAGGACGGAATTCAAGGCTTTTGCTCCCTCCTTAGTAACTGCAGGTTTGCCTTGATAGACGTGGTCTAAAACAGACTTGAAGGCTTGTTGTACTCCAGCAGTAGTTGAGATCGCAGGCTTATCAAGAGTTCCATCATACTTGAGTTGCCGAGCGTACTCGTCTGCTACAGTTGCGAGTTTTAGAGCCTCCTTTCGGTGACCTTTCATCGCTTTGGGCACTGTTGAGTCAAACCCAAACTCGATTGTCACAGAAGGCTTAGGTTTGTCTGGTGTAACAACATTGCTTGAAGGAACGAAACAGCCAACAAGCAAAACTAAGCATAGGAAAAGGCTAGTTTTTCTCATCAGGGAAATGTGCCTCCATAATAGCGTTGTTCACCTTCTCGAGTAGCTTCATCCCGTCAGGGGCCTTTGCAAGGCAAGGATAAAGGGCCACCACTAAGGCCATATTCTCCTCGAGTGAAGACTGAGGCTTAGCGAGTGATTTCGCTCTAATGACTCGCCACAGTCCACCTGCAAACAAACTCAAGCCAACACCAAGTGTTAGGAACACCTGAATCCAAACCGCTGGAGTGGCTCCCTTGAAGTTCGCTCCAAACCCGAAGGCACCATAGGCAGTAATTACTAATCCTGCAATGCACAGGATCACTTTGAGGTACTTTTTCATCTGATCTCCTTACAACTCACGAGTCAGAAAAACTCGGACTACAAGAATGAGGAACATAACCAAGACGTACGTTACACACGCTGCTAGCAGCCCTCCCACTATGATTACTAGCCATTTCTTCACAGCTACTCCTTTGTATTGTCCTTGAGAAAGCGACGAAGCATGTCCAAGATGAACAGCAAAGCCGGAGTCAACCAGAGGGTTGTAGAACCACCAAGGCCAAAGGAACCGAGGTTGTCCTTGAAGTAGACAACTGCTGCTGTTGCAATGGTCGCACCAAGTCCAAGAAGACCGGACTTCCAGTCATGGACAACTAATGCTTTCGGAGGTGATTTCTTTGCCAAAGACTTGTAGTCACGCATTTGCCTTTTCCTCTCTTTTCTCAGGGTTCAAACTAACAGTCGCAACATGAGTATCTAGGTGCCTTTGCATCTCAAGAATGTAAGGCCGGCACTCCTCACTAATTTCCAGTTTACCTGCTATCTCTTCCGCCACCCTACAAGCTTCACGAAAGCACAAAGCAAGTGAGGTTGAATTGCTAGCCAAGGCACTATGTCTTTGTCTCTTCTCCTTGATTGTAGCATGCACTTGACTCTCTACGCTGGTCACTACCCGCTCGATACCTTCGAGCCTCAACTCGAATCGCTCGAGAATGTCCAGAGCCCTGCTTTGCGTTTCCGCTGCTTGCGAAAGGGTCTTTGACTGTTCCTGTGAAGCCTCTCCTAAAGTAGCCATTGTCTTTATTGTCTCTCTCACGTAACCTGTCAAAATCCCACTCTTTCCATTCAACAAGCGATGGAGAATATAGATAGTTGCAAAGATGAACAGTGAAAGCATGAATAATGAAACTCCGTACTTGTCGGCGAGTCTCATTATGCCTTCAATCCCTTCAACCTCAGATGCTGCTACAACTGAAACCCACTGTCCTACAGCAGTGTACAATAAGACCATTGTCTTCCTCACAAGAAAAAGGGAAACTAATCCATGAAATGATACAAGCTCTCTTGTTTCCTACACAAGGCGAATTTTAACGGAGGCCGTCACTAACCACTAAAGCATCATCTTCCTTGAGTTTCAATTTGCGGAGAACGGCCATGAGATTTCGGAATGTTTTGAGGGTGTTCTTGTCCTTTGGTGGTTTGTTCTTGAGGATCAATCCTAGCTCTTTCCTTGTTTCACTCAAGTAGGGAGTCCAACCATGCTCAACCAAGTGGTGAGCATTAGGATAAGTGACAACTCCGGTTGAACGAATATGAGCAGCCAGTCTTCTCCAACCTTCATTTGTAGCAATGTCGGCGAGGTAGTCCTCATTCAGGTAAGCATTGATTGTCATATTAGATCTCCTAGTAGATAATGTTAGGATTACTTGATCTATTGCTCTGACTGCTATCATCCACTAACACTTCTGCTTTGAACTGACGAGCAATTGAGTGAAAGATATAGTCCAAAGGAAAGCCTTGGGCAGGCCCCATACTTCGCAATAAGGATTTCGTAGAACTATTGAGAAACCCTACAACATTAGGGTCCTTCCCACTCCACACAAACTCATCTGACATCTGATAAGCAAACGAGTTGATTTTAATGATTCTCATAGGATTCCCCTCAGCATCCCAATAATGAACTTGAAGTATTCAGGATCCTTAGTTGCTAATCGAACGGGATCATCAAAGAGCAACTCGACTCCCATAGTTAGAACTTCTGTATTGTTTGGATAGGTCTTTGTTGCATAAAAGGCTTTTGACCCTTTAGGCCACAAAGGAAGAAAACCATCCTTGTTTCCAATTTCATCACTTCCATAGGAAGAAAACAGATCCCTGAGCTTGACATCAGAAGTTCCTGCCTTTGCTATCCGATACTTGATAAACTCCTTTGCTTTGTCTACTCCTCCAGGGATATCTGTTTCTATTCTATGCACTATCTCATGCACAAAGGTTGAAACAGGAGAATCGAATGTCAAATATATCCCCTCATCTGGATCTAAAATTCCAGCCTGAAAAGGCCTATCAGACAGTCCTATTCTCCAAGCCTGAATATCAGAAGGAGACACACCAGGCCGCTTAGCAGTCATCTTTTGTAGGAAGTCAAGGGCTTCATTCAGTCGTCCCTTATAATCATCTCCTATCGAGTCTGCTGTCACAACATCTGTGCCATCACTAACATGAACTGTTTTAGTTATAGGTCTAAAGGTTATCTTTGGTTTATCTGCTTGTAACTCCTTAGGTAAAGACAGCTCATCTATGAGCTTATCCCTTGTCTTTCCAACCAGCTCATCCTGCTTATCCCTTATCTCTCCAAGCTGATTGTTAATTGCATTCCACTGGAGGTTTGTCTCCTTCCCTTCTTCAGTATCCCAATAGGGCTTGAAATCAGGAGGGAATGTACCATCAGGAAGAATTGCAGCTTCCTGATAAGCGGTAGCATCTTGTTCATACTTGTCATTGATAAAATCAAGTTCCGTTTTCTTTGCTTTCAGTTCCTTATCAATAGCCTTTCTTTCAACCTCTAGCTCAGGGCTACGTATTGCCGCTAACGCATCGTCAAGCACATTCTGTAACTCGGGGTCCTCGGCCAACACCTTTTCAATAGAACCTTTTATCTTTGATTTCGTAGTAAATCCAGGTTGTGAAGGAACTTTCCTTGTTTTCTTTTTCGTAGTCTTGCTTACTGCCTTCCTTCTCTTCTTTGACGGCCCTAGCCCCTTCCCTTTGAACTGTTGAAGATACTCCTTTCGTTCTTTGCCTAAATGTGCAATCTTCCCTATCCCTTCATTCCCTTTAAGGATTTCCCTCCTAAGAGCTTTTCTACTGAATCCATCTGAAGCATTGATTGCTTTCAGAGCGGCCCTAATATCGTCCTCAGCGAATCCGTCCCTCGTCAACCTGCGAACTAATGAGGTCCTAGTTATGTCCACAAAGTCAGGAACACCAGGAGGAGTAATGATAGGAGCAAAAGTGACCTTCGCTGCTTCCTTAGCAGCCTTGGCTGCTGCCTTCTTCTCTGCTACTAGAACTTTCAATTCCCTACTTGTGGCCTTGATAAACTTCTTAAGCTCAGCAGCATCCTTCATAGGAATCATAGAGTTCAAAGTGAAGGATCCTACACCTCTCCTGTAGTAAAGCTCATTACCACTTAACTGGGAAGTATTAACCCCTCCCATAAAGACATTCCTACGATCAGAGACAACAGTATGTAACCTTCTTCCTTTCTTCTGTCTTTGCCACTTAAGTTTCCTCTTCCTTGAATCAGGGTGCATAGTGATCTTGCTATTCTTGTTGTCAACCATAGTCTTGAGTTCGATACCATGCTCAAGTTCACCATCTTCAAGAAGGATGTCTTCCGGCTCGTTATCAGGTAGTGCTTTCCCTCCTATCTTTTTTGCTATGCGAGGTTCATTAGCCTCAGCAAACCTTTGTTTCTCCGCTGTTGCAGGTTTATGGCTTCTCTTAGCCTTGGCTGCTTTCCCCTTTGCTGGGAGTTCTATGGGCTTGCACTTCGGACGTTTCAATAAGATCAAAGCAGCATGTCTGTAGAACTGAGTGTCAATGTTCTGTATCAGACCATCACACACTACAACAGGTTTACGCTTGCCCACCCTGTTCTTAGCAAGTTGTTTCTGCCTGTTCTTGATTGCTTGCTTCGAGGAGATCCTTCCACCTATCCGCTTGCCGATCTTCCGCTGTACTCGCTTGGGAACTCTCACCTTTGCAATCTTCCTATCAGCACCAGGCCAAGTCGTTTGTTCTTTGATTTGCTTCAAAGGTAAGTTTGGCCTTTCAGCCTTCAACGATTTCCTAATACTTGCCTCAATCCGTTCCTTCCTAATCTTTTGTTGTGCCTCCTTCTTCTCACCTACGTTAGCAGGCAACCAAGCACACCTACAATTAGGGTGGCGAGGAATCAGGCTCCTTGCTTCCTTGATCTTCATCACTACCCCTTCAAGGGCAGCACACTCAGGACACACTCTATCATCTCCTGCTGTTACCCACTCAGCCATTACACCTACCTCTTTGACATCTAACTCCTCATAAGAGTCAAGTTGCCCTTCAGCATAGGAGTGAATCACCTCCGTCCTTGCGATTGTCCTGGCTCTTGTTCTCTCGATCTTGACTAAAGAGTTGTCCAATCTACGGGCTATCTCCTCGGCACTACGCCCTTCTGAGAAACCAGCAGCTAATTCACGACTCATGGTGGCCGACATGGCTTGGCTTACTCCCTTGAGTTGTTCAAAGGAGCGGGTTGCTAAGGTCTTGACTTGAGCGGTGGCAACCGGACCAGCAAACGAGGAACGTAGGAAGTCTTCCTTTGTTCTCTCAAGGAAAGGAGTAGGTACTTTCAATCCTGCCTTCTTTGTCTCAATGAAAGACCGGACAACACCCTTCTTGTATGCAGATGTAGTATACTTCGCAGTCCAAGGAGTCTCAGGATCCTCTCCTCCTTCTATCCCTAATACTCCACTATCAACTTGCTGTTTGAACCACTTGTTGAATCCCTTGACCTTCGCATCAGTCGTCTCAAAAGCAAACCTCATATTCAAGGCGAAGGGATTAGGACGAGGTTGGAGGCCAAAGGCATCTTCTTCTACTATGAGGGCCCTAACCTTCTTCCGTAGTTCCCTAATCCGTTTCCTCAATTCTACTATGAATTGCTTACGGAGAAGGGTGGTTCGAGTGGGGTCTTGTTTGAGAGGGTTCTTTGCCGATGTGATGGTTGGCATTATTGGTTCCTCGTAACACGTTCGTACGCTGCGAAATCCAGCCATGACGGCGTTTTGATTCCAGACATGATGATTCAATCGCGGTTTACATTCGATGCGTTAAATCAAGCCGTGGGAGGTCCTTGATCTGGAGGAGTTTGAACGAGCTGCTCGCTTGCAGCGGCAAGGACGGCTTCGGCCTGATCTGCTGGCATACCGAGTACAAGAGTAAGATACTCAAACGGAGGAATCAAAGCATCCACTCCTCCCGAAATGTACTTGGCAATAGCACCAGTCCAAGTGTTAGCAATGTCCGCCTTCTCCTGATCTGTAGGAGAGTTGAGGTCAGGCCAAATGATCTCATACGTTTCGACCTCGGGCAAAGTACCAGCAGCAATCAGCCTATCAATGAAAGGACGAAGGACCATCGGAGACAAATAGGTTTCTTGCCTATGGGACACTCGGCTATTCCATGTCTTCTTGTCTTGACCGGAAGCGAGTTGTGCCTGTTCACTTCCCATAAGAATGCGAAGGGGAACTCCTAAGGTAATAGCAATAGCTTGGAGCTGCACTTTGATATGACCCTCAGGGTCAGCAACCTGAGGAGTGAGGGACTTCGCACTAATCCCTTGCGTAGCAAACCATCTCTGGAGTCCGTTAGCGTAAGAATCCATCTCTGCTCTAAGGGCTTCCTTGTCTAAGGTAACGTCTACTTGGTCAGGGTTGACATCGAAAGCAAGGCCCGGAAATCCTCCTTTCCAGAACATCTCACCACTACCTCCTAACACCTTTCTTAGATCATATAATCTGTTGTAAACTGGCCTCATTCTCGGCACTCCAAAGATCTCACTTGAGGTCCGATTATCTGCCAAATGCACTACCCTATTCCAGTGTACAGTTTTCTTTCCTAAGGTATCCTTCTGTCCTCCTGCTGCTTCTAAAACTCGAGGATCAGTAAGGTTAATCTCATAAGAGACAGGACGACCATACCTAGGATTACTTGGATCCTTCTCATACTCCTCTATCGTGACTTGTGTATCATCGAACGGGAGTAAGTACATCAACTGATGTTCTTGGTTTCCTGCTTTGCTTCCGTCTGGTGCTATTCCTTCGAGGGGAAGATTTAGATCATTTCCATCGTCAAACCCTAAGAGAAGAATTCCGTAGTACCCGATGCCTGATAGCATGTCTGCTCGTTCAAGGTAATGAAAAACATTCCTTTGCTTTTGTAGGTCCTCCCAAGCCTTCTCAAATTCCGTTTGTTCTGTATCATCCATCTCCACAACTCGCGGAGGGATAGCCCAAGAATGCTCAGGGAATACGTTGACTACCCTTGTGGCAATTCCTTCCCTATCATACAGGAGTTTGAACTGGGTAGGAGTCACCACCTTCGGATAACCGCACTCCGTATCAATATCCCTTCTCGTATCAAGGAGTTTAGTCAGAAGTTGTGTCCTTGACAGCATGGCATTTGTGACTAAATCAGAGATTGCCTTTGCATTGAGTGTAGGATCATTTTTACTTTTTCTTTTCGGTCGCATTGCCATCTTAGTCGTCCTCGTAGGGTTTGAAATCACTGTTAGGATAAGGTTCCTTCGGGAAGCCGTCAATCCCTTTATCGTAGTACTCAGATTGAGGGACCACTACATCGAATTTCTGCAGTTCAGCAATATACACCAAGGAGATCAAGTGAGTAGTAGAAATCACTACTAAAGTGAGAGTATTTCCTTGGTCGTCTTCTGCTATGATGCAATCCTGAAACCAAGGGCAGTCAGCGAAAGGATGAGGCAAGTCAGGTTTGGGCTGGACTACAAAATCTTTTGCTGTGTAGATCATAGCCTATCCTAAAATAGAAGCCAAGACTTCATACATGAATAAGATCGCAACAAAGAAAAAAGGCAAGGACACTATCAAGCATCCAAATCCAATGCTAGCAGGTACAGGATCAGGGATGTCTTTCAGTTTCATCGGAAGGCTCCTATTGCTCTTTTCATACTAGTCAAAATGTTGAATCCACCGCTCGAGGCATCCACTTGATCCTTGTATCGTGAAGCGGGGAAGTATCGTAGTTCCTCTATGTACTCCTCATTCCACTCAGCCTTTGCCACTGATACGTTCCCAGCGTTCACTTGAGTTGAGAAAGGATCGGCTCTTAGTGCCTTGTCCCCTGTTGGTCGATCTACCCTCACTCTGAAACCCGCAAGGTTGCGAACGGTTGACTGGGCTGATTCCTTTCCTCCTGATCCTGGCTCTTGCTCAAGACCTACGATGGTCTTCTTCCCGTCAAGTTCTGCTGTCTGTCTTATAACCTCTTCCCTTCGGTGACTTTCCCACTGTCCCCTTACTACGTTGAGCACCCAAAACCTACCGTGAATGTCTTCTCCCAGCTTCACTCCTACAGTGTAAGCTCCTCCATCAGCAGTTCCTGCCTTATCCCAGAAGCGGATAATCCTTCGGAAGTGTTGAGGGATCGGAGGAGTGTCTATCACTAACCGTTCAACCTTAAACATTCCACCACCTAAGGGTACTGGTGACTGACCATACTGCCCTGAGTATCCATACTCTCCCAGCATAGTCCTTTCTTGACGCAAGACAGAGGGAGGCATCCTAACAGGATCCATCAGTCCCTTCTTGTAGTATTTGTGGAGTTTCGCGGGTTTTACTGGGTATTCCGTACAATCAGCAGGGAGGCATATATGCTTCACTTTCTCTGTCTTTTTTGCTAATCTGTTACCAGAAGGATCGTCTTGGTGAAGCCTCTGCATAATCAAGATTGTAGGTGTAATAGCCTTGTCTACCTTTCGAGAAGGAAGAGTTTCGTTCATCCAGTCATTTGCCTTCTTGATCTCCACCTCAGACGTCGCTTTCTGAGGGTCAATAGGATCATCTACTATCAAGAAGTGAGCGTGAAATCCGACCGGAGACTTGCCTCCTACGGTCACAGACTTCCTCATTCCGCCTTGCGTATTGGCGAAGTAGCCCTTGGTGTTTTGATCGTCTCTAAGCTCAATCTCAGGAAAGCAATCCTGGTAGCTAGGCCGACCGTTCAACCGTTCCGTCTCCCGTACCAAGTCGCGGGATTTCCGGCTCAAATCCATTCCAAGATCAAAGGCGTGAGAGCCACAAATGCTCCTAGCTGTAGGCATTTGAGTCCAGACCCAAACGGGAAACATGACCGAAGCAATCGTTGACTTTGTGCAGCCCGGAGGTACGTTGATAATCAAATCATACTCCTTCGGATAACGCTCAAATACCCTATCGGCCAGGGATTGAAGTTCGTCACATAAGAGTTGAATATGCCAGTTCCAAACAGGAGTTTCTGGAATGATTACATCCCAAAATTCTTGCACGAAAGCGTAGAAGGAATCTCTAGTGATTGAACGAACCAGATCCACTTCTGACAATGCAATTCTTGCACTGGGATAGTTCAACAAACTGCTCATTTTCTTTTAGTCCTAATAAGAAGGAAGAGCTTGAGGCTGTCGCTTATCACGTTCCTTTTTCTCACGGACGGCTTGTAAAAAGGTCTGTCGGATTTCAAGAGGAAGCTTCAACTCGTCGATGGACACCACTAGCATTCGATGATCTATTTGCCCTGTGTGATTCACTTCCACTTTGTCTCCATATCCTCTGCTTCGGTTGATTGTCCGATTAGCAAAAATGATGGCTGCTGATTCCCCCTTTTTCACCAGTTTCACAAGTGCCGATTCATAGAAGTTTTTCTTGTGCTCAAGCATCTCATCCATTAGCTGATGAAAGTCAGGATCGGATAAGACCCACTGCTTGAATTTCCCGTAAGGAATGTTCACCCTTCGGCAAGCTTCCGAAGCATTGAAACTGGAAGAAAGATAAGCGTGAATGAAGAGACATTGCCTAGCCCGTTTGCCATTCGCTTTTAGCAAAGCTTCAATTCGACGAACTCCATTTTCTTCTGTGTCACACTCAGTGATCTTGTCCCACAAATTCCGCATTGGCTCCGACAATCGACCATAGACATAATCTTGGAGTGTCATCTCCCCCTGTCGCTTGAATCCTCTTCCTCGCTCGAGTGCGTTTCGCAGCGCTTTGTCCTTCTTCTTCCAGTACTGAAAAGTGGGCCGTTCAATGCCGAGTGCCTTGCTAATTTGTCGGTCCGAAAGACCGTCTTTCGCGAGCAGGAAGATCTCAATGTAATTCTCGTTCTTCCATCTGTTCAGCTTCCGCTTTTTCCGCTTCGGACGAATTCGTTTCTTCTTCACTGTCACCATTGATTTTACTCCAGATCAGGTTCAGCTCTGGCCGATGGTTGAATGGTATCCATTGCTCGATTTCCTCTCGATTTCCGGTCAGACCGAGCTGTCCAGCAGACCATTTCTGATCTATTCCAGAAATTCTTCAAAAGAAATTTGGACTGGAAAAACACGGCCTTTTTGACCTTTTTCGGCCACAAGCGGACGGTTTCGACCAGAACAGGGAGTGATAACGTTGACAACATTTGTTATATCTGGTAAAATCACGGGCGTTGTCGGAAACGACGACGAACGATCTTTGACAATCGGGAATCGGGAAGGGCACAGCGGGAAGCGTCGAATCGTATTCGGCAGTGTCCAGAACAGTCGAACCAAACGACTGAAGACAATGTGACCGATTCCAGATCTTTGACAATTCGGAGCGAAGCGGTCCCGACACGAACGGGAGTCATGCGTTGCTGTCAAGCCAGACGAACTGGGAATTCAGGGCGGAGTGAAAGCCGCGGAGCGAGCAAAAGCAAAACAACATTCGAGGCCGGTCATTCCGTTCTTGTGGAGTGACCGGATTCGTCTGCTGTTTGCAGAGTATCACCAGAGTAAGCCATCGAGGAGGAATCAATGGTCCGGTCAGTATTGCACCAGTTGCACGTTGTTGTTTGCGATGAGCAAGCAATGGTTTGGATTCGCTGGGTAGCCAACCAGCTGTTCGCTTGATAAGGATTCGAGCAATGACCACCACCACAATCTTGAGTGCGTTGTTTGTGTTGTCACCTTTCGCTGGGATGATCGGATTCTGCTTACGAATCCGATTACAAGAACAGCGGCGGAGACAACAGGACAGAAAGTGGCGTCAGCACGTAAACGAAATGCTGGCCCTGTGACAATGCCGATTCCCGAAGCCCGAAAGACGGGCTTCGGATACCGTTACTGTCACGTTCACACCAAAGCAAACGTTCACACCAAAACAAAGGAGATTGAGATGACTGTCAAGCCGAAGTTGACAAATGAAGGGAACGGAACATATACGTTCTCAATCGGGCCTAAGCAGTATATCGTTGAACGGTTCAGTGCTCGGGCCTTCGGAGGATACAGCAGCAAGGTGTGCTGGGACCTATACCTAGTCAATCCAGACAAAAAAGAATCAGATGAAGGTTGTGTCTGGTTAGGTGAGTTCCTCACAAGAACCGAAGCCGTTGCTCACGTTCATGCTCAAGCATTGAACGGTTGATCCTGTGACAATGCCGATTCCCCCTGTGACAATGCCGATTCCCGAAGCCCGAAAGACGGGCTTCGGATACCGTTACTGTCACGTTCACCAAAGCGAAGGAGATTGAGATGACTGTCAACGAATTGATTCGGCGGCTGGAACAGTACCGAGACGAAGATGGTGACACGGAAGTCCGCCTGATGACTCAACAGAACTGGCCCTTCGAGAACACGATCTACGGAGTTACCTCACGAAAGGAGTTTCAAAGCATCCAAGAACCGGACGAAGACCAAGAAGGTGCAGATGAAAAACAAGTGATTTTCATCTGCGAGGGGCGTCAACTCGACTATGGCTCCAAGCGTGCCTGGGATTCCGCTTACTAAATCCCGCCTTGTGACAATGCCGATTCCCGAAGCCCGAAAGACGGGCTTCGGATACCGTTACTGTCACACCAAAGCAAAGGAGATTGAGATGAAGAATGCCAACTACCGCAAGCACAATGACCACACTCACAACAGCAGCTCCTATCACAAGAAGGATGGTACGAACATCCGTGCTATCCTGCGTCGTGAAGCTGAGAAAGAGGCTGCCTCTGCAATGAAGGAGATTGAGATGACTGACAAAGAGACCGTGAAGATCGTCACGTTGAGCGAACAGTCCATTGTAGGACGGTTTACAAGAAGTGGTTGGCCGATGAAGTATGTCAACGAGGTTCATCAGCAGCAGTATGGCAATCGGAACTACGTGATTGTCCACAAGCGTTATGACGAGACGACCGGACGCTTGGTTAGTTCCAAGATCCAGGAAGGTGGATCAGTGTATACCGCCTTTACCAAAGACACAGCTTGCGGACCGGACGATTATACCGAGGGGATTGACATTGAACTCGGACGAGGAACAAAAGGCAGCCGAGCATATGTCCGTCAGATTGCAGAAGCCGTGCTGAAAGCCGAGTATCAGCCCGGACTTCGAGTGTGTAGCATCGCTGAACAGCCTAGCTTGTCCTAACAAGCAGTCGAAACGGGCGAAAGCCCGTCTGTCAGGATTGACCACCCGGCACTGATGAGACAGGTCGCACGTTCACACCAAAGCAAAGGAGATTGAGATGAACGAATCCTTCACGAAAGCTGCTCAGCGTCACGTTGAACAGATCAAGAGAAGAGCGGATCAAATCGAAGGCCTCGATGATAGGATGGTCTTCCTTGTCACTGCTCTGCTCGAGGAAATTGCTGATCTTGCAATCGCAGCAGACACAACAATCCTGACACTCAAAAGTGCTGCAGGAAGAATCTTCGACCAAAACTTCAACCGAATGCAATCGGCCAGCAAGAATTGAAAGGAGCCTCTAATGGCAGTCAAACGAAAGAAGAAGCGAATCCGCCCAAAGCGGAAACGGACAACCGAGGAAGACCAGGCCCAAGAACATCTGCTTGAGATTCAAGCAACAAGACGTATGCAAAAGATGGTCTGGTCACTGGGAGGTTTCTGGAATGGACATAGGCCGCCGCTGAAACGGAAAGTGAAGGCGAAGGTCCGACCGAAGCGGAAACACATTAGACCCAAGCGAAAGGTGGTGACGCAATGAGAAGGAAAGAAGAATCCGCACAAGAAGAAAAAGCCCGCACTTGGCTTGCGAATCAAGTCCCTGCTTTGCTCCCTCACTTCTTCGGAGAAGAGGAGCCTACAAATCCCACGCTAAAGGACATGAAGAAAAGTCTGCTGCGCTACGGTCACCTGACAGACAAGCAAGTGAACTATGCTATGGTTCTTGCAGGGAAGTCGAAGAAGAATCCACCAAGAAAGGAATCGAAGAAGAATCCACCAAGAAAGGAACGATCAATGAAAGACAATCACTTCACTCCGATCTACCGCAAGATCTGCCGAGTGATGGAAGCAAACTTCTCACGGAGTGCGGTCCCCACAAAACTGGTTGTGCGAACAATCAAAGCCGACGAGGAAGGGCCACGCTTCGGAAACATACTCGGTAGACTTCACGAAGCCCGAGCGTTAGGACTCATTGAGCGACGAGGACGAGGCAAATACCGATGGTCTGTTGCCTCCGACTGGAAGGTCCGCATTGACTCCGACCTGGAACCAGTGTCACCTTCCCCTTCCCCTCAACAAGACGAGAGCAAAGTCACCGAGCTGACTGCTCAGCTTGAGCGTCAAGCCCAAGAGCTGCAATCCAAAGAGAAAATGATTGCAGAGCTGAAAGCTCAGAACGCTCTCCAAATTGTCATCAAGCATCCAGACGGCAAGCTGCACAAGGTCACAGACCGAGTTCACCGAGTGTTCGCTCGAGCACTCCAGCTTGCAGCGGAACGCAAGAGCCTGTTGCTTGTCGGACCGGCTGGTTGTGGCAAGTCGTTCATGTGTCGCCAACTGAAGAAAGCCCTCAAGCTCCCACGCTTCGGAAGCTTGAATTGCTCAGTTGGCATGTCGGAAGGGCATTTGCTCGGTCGCTTGCTGCCAACAGGGGAAGCAGGCAAGTTCGAGTACAGCCGTTCAAGGTTCGTAGAGTGCTACGAGGAGGGTGGTTTGTTTCTCCTTGACGAAATGGATGCTGCAGACCCGAACGTGTTGATTGTGCTCAACACAGCGTTGGCTGATGGAGTGTTGCCAGTACCTAACAGGGTTGATGATCCTGAAGCCCGGAGACATCCGGACTTTGTCTTTGTCGCAGCGGCAAACACTTACGGCAAGGGAGCTGATCGGCAGTATGTTGGTCGGAATGAACTTGACGAGGCAACGCTTGACCGCTTCCGAATTGGGCTCATCGAAATGGACTACGAGGACGGACTGGAGATTGACAATCAGCCCACCTATCGCCCCTCCATTCCGCAGAGCTTCATTGACTCGCGAAGCGAAACGAGCCTGGAGTGTGAAGTGTGTCCGAATGATGACTTGAGAATCCGCTTCCAGTGGTATCGGCAGAAGATCCGTGAGGCCCGACTCGAGCGCATCGTCAGCACTCGGTTCTTGGTGGATGCTTACGCGATGGTCAGCAACCAAGGCTGGACAATCACTGACTGCGAACAAGCATTCTTCAGCGGATGGTCTTCCGACGAAATCAGAAAGGTGGTGTCCTGATGAAGTGCTACGAGACGAAAATCGGGAAACGTCCGATTGAAGTTCAGATTGCAAAGTCTGTCTATGAGGTGACAGAGCGTCTCATGGAGACGAAAGATCAGAACCGAGCAGTCCACAAACGGTTGACACCAAGCGGGCGAGAGCGAGCCGAATTTGTAGGTCGCACTTTCAACTCCGCTGAAGAATGGAAGTCCGCTGTCAACGGACAATGGCTCGAAGGATTACGAGCGGAGGAAGAATTGTACAGCCAGCTTGACCCTCACACCTTACCGAGACCTCGGTCTCGGAGACGGCGAAGGGTATTCGATGAGTTCCAAGGGGACGGCGTTGATTACGACCGCCTCCGAAGTGGACAACCCTTCTGGCAACAGACCAAGAGGATAGTGACACAGGGACCGACAAGTATTACCTTGGTTGCTGATGCCTCTTCAAATTGCCGACTCAACTGGAAGAGAATTCTGTGGAAGGGTGTAGCGGGTTGTGTTGCAACTCGAATCCTTGAGTCAGCAGGTTATCGGGTTGATCTGTGGCTTGTGTCCCACTCACATGAGAACTACTATGATGACTGTGATGATCTGCTCGCAATCAACCTCAAGCAACCTGGGACGCCCTTGAACCTGAGCAGCATTATCACAGCGACATCAGGTTGGTTCTACCGCACAGCAATCTTCGCACTGAAGGAAACGAGTGTGAGTGGAAGGCGCACAACAAGCTGGTTGGGCTTCCCGAACTACGAACTGACAGAAGAGCACATCCGACAGTTTGCTCGGGATGATGTCTATTCCGTTGTCAAAGCCACCTCATTGAGTGAAGCGGTGGAGTCGATCAATCAAGCAGTTGAAACAATCACCAGCCATCAACCGGAAGGAGGAAGGTAATGACAGCAGCAATATCAGCACAAGCAATAGCAGAAACTCTTGAGGACACCAAGCCGATGCTGTGGGAGCTTGTGCATCTCACGCATCGGAAGTGCCCTTGGAAAGAATTAGAGGATCTGTTCTCACAGAGTACACTCCTCTTCATGCAGGCCTTTGTTTCCTTTGATCGGAGCAAAGACACGAGCTTCTCCTCTTGGCTATACACCAAGGTCTACTACGGGTTGCTCGATTATGTCAAACGGGACGTCTACCGAGCCAAGCCATATCGAGGCGGGCGAACATCTGGAAATATCAAGAGCTGCGATATGCAAGAAGCCGAACGAACAAACGCCGCCTTCTCTTCGCCAGCTCCCAGCTTCTTCTTGGTGGAGCTGCTTGAGCAACTCTCGGAGGAGGCTCGGGTTGTGGTGACGATTGCCCTCGAACCTCCCCCTGGATTGCAAGAAGCGATGCTTGCGGACAACCCGAACCCTTCGGGGCCTTCCACCAGACGAGGAATTCGGCAGTATCTGCTGGGGCTGGGATGGACTGGCAAGCAAGTCTCGGAATGCTTCCGTGAGATCAAGATGGCCCTCAGCCAATGAGAGTATCCATCGATTCTGGCTCCGTACTTAGCCTCTGTGGGGTTTCGATTTTCCCTTCGATGGATTGATCGGAGATCAGAAGGGACGAGCCACACGCCAAGTACGGAGATCTGAAGACACCCTGAACAAAAGAACAGAGGAACAGATGACCTGAACAGAGAAACAGATCAGGACCGCACAGTGTACGGTCCCCTGGCAAAGAGAGAATGATGAACCACCATAACGCTTGATTCTGGTTCCATACGCAGCCAGTATGGAGATGTAATTCCGAATCCGATGGATTCATCGGATTCGGTTGACAACAAGCCACAAGCCAAGTGTGGAAGACAGACAAAATTGGAGGACGAACTGATGCAAACCATCGACACAATCGAAGAAGTGCTTGAACGTATGACCGGACGCTGGCCATTTCGGCTGCGTCTCCCGTTGAGGGACAAACGAGGTCCTTTCTTGGTCAGAGGGAAGGCCCGTTGTTATCACCAAGTGCCCAAGAAGCTGCTGCTCAAGATGCGAAAGCAGAAGCTGATTCACAAAGCGGAATGTGTGAGGTCTGATAACTTCTGCTATGACGAGTATGAAGCCACATGAGAGAGGAGGAGAAGTGACCAAGCTATACAAGTACCAGAAGAAGGGAGTCAAAGCTCTATCCAAGTTTGGAGGAAGAGCTTTGCTCGCTGATGAGATGGGACTCGGCAAGACGATTCAAGCCTTGACCTGGGCGAAGAAGAACAAGATCAAACGAACCCTGGTGATCTGTCCGGCCTCGCTCAAGTTGAACTGGGAACAAGAGGCAAAGATGCACCTGCAACAGCCTTCGGTTGTGTTGTCAGGTCGCAAGGTGAACCATGTACTACTCCGTCACACCTCCAAGAAGAACAAGAAGACTGTCCTCTTGATTATCAACTTTGAGATACTAGGAGCTTGGAAGAAGTTCCTAAAGAAGTTCAAACCTCAACTGGTAATCATCGACGAGTGTCACAGAATCAAATCACCGAAGGCTCTCTGCACAAAGAACACCAAGAAGATCTGTAAGAAAGCAAAGCACATACTGGCTCTCGGAGGGACTCCCTTGACCAACAGGCCGGTTGAATTGTGGAATACTCTCAACCTGTTGCGACCGGAAGAATTCGATTCCTTCTTTATCTATGCTCAAAGGTATTGCCAACCTAAAAGAACTCGCTGGGGCTGGCAGTACAACGGAGCGGCTCACTTGGATGAACTTCACAGCAGGCTGAAAAGAACTTGTATGGTCCGTCGTTTGAAAAAGGATGTCTTAAAGCAACTACCTGCTAAGTCTCGAAGTGTAGTGCCTTTGAGCATAGACAATCCAGGCGAATATCACAGGGCGGAGGAAGACTTCCTCGCTTGGTTATCTTCCATCTCTAAACTAAAGGCCAACCGAGCACGCAAAGCTCAACAGTTAGTTAAAATCGGATATCTAAAACGACTGGCTGCTCAACTCAAGCTGCGTAACACCATCCGCTGGATTGACCTCTTCTTGGAAGAGTCAGATAAGAAGCTGGTGCTATTCGGGATTCACCGCTCCATCATCCAGCCATTAACGAGTCGGTACTCCGCCTCAATGGTAAGTATCACAGGACAGACAAACGGACGTTAGCGGCTGAATGCTGTCCAGCAATTTCAGTCTGACGAGAACACTCGGTTGTTCATCGGGAATATCAAAGCAGCAGGAGTAGGGCTGACCCTAACCGCCGCTTCGACGGTCGCTTTCGCCGAACTGGGATGGACTCCGGGCGAGCACACTCAAGCAGAGGATAGGATCCATCGCATAGGCCAGACGAAACCTTCGATGTGCTATTACTTGGTAGCTCAAAACACGATAGAGGAAAAGCTGTGCTCCATCCTACAAGAGAAGCAAAAGGTATTACAATCCGTACTTGACGGGAGAGGAGGTAAAGGAGAATCGTTAGACATTTTCACGCAACTTGAATCCCAAATAAGGAGAAGCAACAAATGACATTCACACCTACCTACAATCTGAAGAAAAAGAAAGCTGTCCTTTACATTCGGAACGTGCCTCAAGACACCAAAGCTCTCTTCAAAGCTTGGTGTGCTCGAAGGGGAATTACACTAACACAAGGGATCATCGAAATGATGAAACACACTGTACAAGGAGAAGAAGATGAATCTAATAGACTTGGCTTCTGACGCTGGAATAGACGTAAAGGAAGCTGGGCAGCACAGGCACGTTCGAGAGGGTTGGATAGGATTTGATTGCCCTTTTTGTGGGGAAGGAACTAAGAAGTTCCACTTGGGATACAACCTATCCTCAGGGGTTTTCACCTGCTGGAAGTGTGGGAAGCATTCAAAACTTCCTACACTAAAAGCTCTCTTCCACCTTCAAGACAGAGAAGCCTATAAGATATCTCGCCAGCTGAAAACAACCCACCTACCAACCTCACCTCAACGGGAGAGGAGGGGCCTTCACAAACCGAAAGGATTAGGTCCTCTCCTAAAGGCCCACAAGAGATACCTCACGAAAAGAGGCTTTGACCCTGAACAACTTGAAGCGCTTTGGAATCTACAAGCCACTTCCCTTCACCCTTCCCTTCCTTGGAAAATCTACATACCTATCACCTTCCACAATCAAGAAGTCTCCTGGACAACAAGAAGCATCGGACCAACAGGCATAAGATATCACAGTGCCTCTCCAGCTGAAGAATCCATTAATCACAAAACCCTCCTATATGGTGAAGAGCTCTGTGGTCACACCTGCATAGTACACGAGGGTCCTATTGACGTTTGGAGAACGGGACCTGGTGCTGTTGCTATCTTTGGGGCCTACCCTTCGCCAGCTCAAATAAGAAAGATCAGCAAACATCCTATCAGAGTCATCTGCTTAGACTCCGACCGCACTTCTCAGAAAAATGCAAACTCTCTCTGTAGAGACTTAGAAGTATTCCCTGGCACTACATACAAGGTTGTTCTCGAAACAGGGAAGGACATAGCAGAAGCTTCTGATTCCGAAGTAAAAGAACTTCAACAATACCTAAGGTAGTCCCATGACAGATCCAAGCTTTTCTTTCAGAACAACAGCGAGATTATTGTCCTACGGTTCTTGGGAACACATCCCCAAATGGGGAAGAAGTTTCCTGTCAGACAAAGAAGCAATTCTATTGTCTCTCCTAATGAACTTAGAGTTTCAACTCCAAGACAAAAACAGGATCCCTCCAGGTGAGAAAATGATTCAACCAGGAGATTGGTTCTTGTGCAGCGAAGGATACATCACTAGTTCTATGGAAATAAGCCTAAGTTCCCACTACAGATTACTCAAGCAATTATCCAAGAAAAACCTAATCAAAATCAAGAAAGAAAAATCTAAACATCCTAGGCGAATGATTAGGTTGCTCTGGAAAAACATAGCAAAAAACATAGAAAGATCCAACAGGAATTCTCCTGAAAAAATCTCCTATTCCAATACCTGTCAAAATGACAGGTATAAACTAAAAAAACGGACAGAAAAAAATCGACACGTTATTAACGTATTATTACATAATACTAACAATATATGTCGGAGCTCGAAAAACTCCGACGGATCTTGTAGAAATCTCGACAAAACTTTAGCAACATTTCTCCGTTCAAAATTATCTAAAAAAAGAAAGTTAATAGGAAACTCCTCCGTCCTAAAAAATTGGGCAAACTCCTTTCGTCTACTTAGAAAAGAAGTAGGGGAAGAAGATCTTATAGAAGTCCTAGAATGGTACTGTTCTCATGTAGGAGAAGAATTTGTACCTGTGGCCTATTCTGCATCCTCGTTCAGAAACAAGTTCGTAAGAATACAAGACGCAATGAACAGATCCCGAAAGAGGAAGCAAAGTAAACCTTCCTTCTCTTTCTCTCCGAAGGAAAGAAAAGAGATAACACACATTCTAACCTATCTATCCTCTACATTGAACTGGCCGAAGGACTCTAGCAAAGAATTACCTTTCCTTATTGAAGAGGCCTTCTTCATCTACCGTAACTTCCGCACTAAACTCTACAAGATGAAAATAGGTCTAGTTCGTTGTCCTGCTCCAAAGAAAAGGATAGTACAAATCATCTATGATCTGCTTCCTAGCACATCCTCTTTTGTAAGAGAGTGGTGTGAACAAGGTCATAGTAGAATAGCTAACTGGGATGAGTGGAGCGGGAATGTCAACATGCTTCGCTTCTCTCTAGATCACAAGCTGTTCGCCAAACAGTGCAAGTCTCTCCTTTCTTCCCTCGGACGGAACAAACCAGATCAAGATTGGAAGGACATTCAGGAGCTTGTATTTTGAGTTTTGGCGGGTTGTGAGTTCCCTTCGATAATTCCATCATGTTTTGAATTATATCTCCGTCACGGCTAAGTATGGAGATGTGACGAGACACAAACCGCAGTCGGTTCCCATTAAGTTTGAAAGGAGTAGTTCAACCGAATGAAAGTGGAGAAAAGAAGAGGACGGGAGGAACGACAAGTCTTGATCGGACTGATAGCAGATGATACTGTTCTCGGCAGAGTGAGTCGCGAAGTCAAAGAAAACCCTTTCCCGTTCCAAAGCCGCTGGGCTAACTTGATTTGTAAGTGGTGCTGTTCTTACTATGACAAGTACGGGAAAGCCCCGAAAAAGGACATAGTTTCTCTCTTTGAAAAGTGGGCAAAGAAAAGTCCTAATGAAGAAATGGTTTCTCTTGTTGAACAATTCCTCAGTGAGTGTTCCCAAGAATATGAAAGAGAAGATCTCAACAGCAAATTCTTGATTGATCTAGCGGGGGAGTATTTCAATCTGGTCAAGCTGAAAAAACTGGCCGAGGAGATTGAAGATGCCACTGGTGCTCATCGAACATCTGAGGCTCTTCAGCTAATCAACGACTTTACTAAGATCAAAGTGGGAAGGGAAAAGGAAATAGACTTACTCCAGGATAAGCAAGCTATCAGAGAAGCATTTGCCCAAGGAGATGAAGTTCTAGTCAAGTATCCAGGAGCACTCGGTCGTTTCTTTCAGCATGCTTTTGAACGGGATGGCTTCCTTGCTTTTATGGGACCAGAGAAGGTAGGGAAGTCATTCTGGTTGTTAGATGTAGCGTGGAGAGCGATGCTCCAACGGAAACGGGTTGCCTTCTTTGAGTGTGGTGATCTCAGTCAAGTACAAGTACTCCAACGCTTTGCCATACGAGCAGCAAGGTTGCCACGATACCCAGGGAATGTCATGCTTCCCAAGAAGATCAGGAGAGACTCCTCAGGGGAGATCATAGTGAGCAAAGAGAAAAGAAAATTTGAGGAAGGAGTCTCCTGGAGGAAAGCAGTCAAAGCATTCAACTCTGTAGCTAGGAACAAAGTGAAGTCAAAACGTTCCTTCTTCAAGTTGTCATGTCACCCCACAGTCAGCTTGTCAGTTGATAACTTAAAAACCATCCTGCAAACTTGGGAACGAGAGCAAGATTGGATTCCCGATCTCATCTTGATTGATTATGCTGACATCTTGGGACCACCCTCGGGAGTGAAAGAGAAAAGGGAGCAGATCAATACAAACTGGCAACTGTTGAGAGCGTTGTCTCAAGAGTATCATTGCTTGGTGGTGACAGCCACGCAATCCGACACAGCTTCTTACGGAGCAGGTTTGCTGAGCATGAAGAACTTCACAGACGACAAGAGGAAGTTCTCTCATGTCACTGGAATGATCGGACTCAACTCCCAAGCTGAAGAACGAGAGAAGGGAATCGTCCGATTGAATTGGCTTGTCCTGCGAAACGCGAAGTTCAACTCGCTCCGATGTGTCACGGTTGCTGAGTGCAAAGATCTGGCGAATCCTGCGATATGCTCAATTTTCTGAAATATATCTTTTCTCCGAAGAAAAAAGGCTGGCATTCTCGATAACAGGGTGGAGACGGACGAAGTAGCCCGTCACACAAGACAAGAGTTCACCAAGAAAGGGCGGAACAATGAAGATCAAGAAAGCGGAAGCAGTGGCACTGATGGAGGAGTTGGGATTCGCGACAGCGCCGAAGTGGACAAATGCTCGTCTGCTCGGCAAGCTCCAGTCCCTCGAAGACATGGTCTCTGAAGAGACCGAACTCGATGAGAGTTTCGACCTGTGCAATGAGATCCTCGAAGCGCTGGAGAACGGAGAGGAGATCGAACTGGAGGCCAAGGCCAAGGCCAAGGCCAAGGCCAAGGCCAAGGCCAAGGCCAAGGAGGACGAGGAACCCGAGGAGGACGAGGAACCCGAAGACGAGGAAGAGGAGGACGAGGAGGAAGACGAGGACGAGGAGGAGGAAGACGAGGAGGAAGACGAGCCCGAACCTCCGAAGAAGGCCAAGCGCAAGACCAAGACCAAGGGCAAGGGCAAGGGCAAGGCCAAGACCAAAGGCAAGGCCAAGGCCAAGAAGGAGAAGGCCGGAAGGGACCGCTTTGGCAATCGAAACGGCAGTCAGTCTGCTACCATCAATGCGGCCCTCGGGAAAGCTTCCAAGACTCCCGAAGACATTGCAAGCGAGACGGGTCTGGAGGTTAGTCGGGTCAAGGGCCACCTCAAATCCCTGATCGAGAAGGAACTCGTCGAAAAGACCTCGAAGGGTTTCCGAGTGAAGAAGGTCAAATAGAAAAGGAAGGCCGGCGAGAACGGGAGAGATTTCCTCTCCCGTTCTTTTTCTATATACCAAGAAAGGGAAGCTATGTTTCGCTGGCAAGATTGGGATTTCACGAGGACACAAGAATCCATTTCAGAAGAGAAGAAACAGCTTCCTGGCTACCCTGAAGAAGGATGGGGAGTTCCTGGCATGGACAAGAGGCACGTCGAGTTTATCTACGATCTTGCACTAGTAGGAAAGTTCAAAAACATTCTCGAAATAGGATGCTTCAACGGAAGCTCCACTGCCGCTTTGGTGCAAGCAAGAAATGATGGAGCTGACTTTCATCTAACCCTTTGTGATCTCCTCTTTCGTCCTTCCTTGTTCAAAGTTCTGCAATCGAACCGATCTGTTCACCCTATCACACTACTCCAGAGAGCTTCATGGAATGTCATCAGTTCTCACTACGATCTAATCATCGTAGATGGGGACCATCGGCTTCAAACGGTCAGCACGGAGTTGGAACTGATCTTGAAATGCCACACTCCGACCGTCATTGCCCACGATGTATCTAACTCGTATGAGCAATGTGAGGGTGCTCGAATGTTAGGGGAAACCCTGCAAGATCATCCTGCTTTCTTTTCCATTCTTGATTCAGAACAAAGGGAAGGGGAGAACACAGACCGAGGTGTTCTCTTCGCCAGTCGTGACAAAATTCTGTTTGATAAGATGCTTCCTTACTGGAAACAAAGGATGACTCAATGAAAATTACAAAAGTTGAATTGCTGTGGTCCCGAGAGTGTCCTTTTGCTTGTACGGGATGTGCTATGCCTAATCCCCTTCGCACAAGCAAAACTTCAATTTCCCATCAGGGAACCCTCAAACAGTGGAGACGAGGGATTGAACAGATGAAAAGATTAGGCAGTCAGTTCGTTGCCATCTATGGAGCAGAGCCTCTAACAAGAATGGAACGACTGCCCGAGATTGTCGATCATATCCATCGGACGGGAATGGCTTGCACAGTTATTACAGCCTTGCCTCGGTCAGCCCAAATGAGGGAGTTGTTGTCATCCTCTTCTTTAGACAGTGTGACCTGTTCCTATGATGGAGCTTACCTGGATGGCTCCCGAAAATCGAAAGGAGTACAGGGGCAGTTATTTTTCAATTCGCCAGAGTATCAACACCTAAGAGATAGAGCTGTTGTGGCGACAGTTTCAAAAGAAAATGAACATCTCATTATCGACATGGCTGAACAAGCAACGAGAGATGATATCTGGTTCTTGTTTGACTTGTATCACCCAGGAACAGGTCCTTTGTCGAAGTGTGGAAACGACGATAAGAAAGATCATGCTCCAAGCAAGGAAGGCGTCCTTGGAATATGTGAGGCTTTGCTGAAGCTCAAGAAACAGGGAAGGAAGATTCACGCAAGTGCAGACTATTTGAATTTCCTCAAGATGAACTACCAAGGGGACGTTCGCAGTGTGTGGCATTGTCGAGGAAAGGTAGTAGGTTGGTTGACAGTCGATGCTGACGGCAGCGTCCTTCCTTGTGACGACTGGCAGAAACCTTTTGAGGGAGGAAAGATATGGGATGAATTAGATGAGGAGAGGCTTGAACGCTGGGCACTGGATAGTGTAGAAGATTGTCCTGGATGCAGTTGGAATACTCACCGGGATGCAATTCAAATTGAAGCCAAGCAAATCAAAGGAAGTTCTTATGTCCACTAAAAAAGAGTTAGTCGTCATGGTTTCAGGTGGGATGGATTCACTAGTCTTGTCAGACTGGTATCCTGAAGCAACTCTAGTTATGGTTGACTATGGCCAGCCTTACTTTGAGTTGGAATATGCAGCGAGGAAGGCTTTGTTCCCAACTCGAGAAACCCACCTGGTGAAGATCGAAGGAATTGCCCCTATCCAAACAGGGGACTATTACGTTCCCGCAAGGAATCTCATGCTAGCCATTTGTGGTGCTCACTATGGCAACACAATTTACTTCGGAGCTTTGGAAGACGATCATGCAAAGGACAAAACGCCCGAAGCATTCCTCGCTATGTCTCGTATCCTTACCGATCAATGCAAATATGAGGTTACGGTAGACAGTCCCTTGTGGAAGTATAACAAGGCGGAGATGGTAGCGGAATATCTTTCTCGAGGAGGATCAGCCCACCGACTAACACTTACCAACTCATGCTACGAAGGGATAGACAAACAATGCCAAGATTGCCCAGCTTGTTTTCGCTGGTCTGTTGCATTGAGAGCGAATGGCATTGACGTTTTCTTACCAGGGAAGAACGTGACACAACATTACCTCGGGAGACTTCACCTCTATGAAGACATCCGAGTATGGTCTACTCTCAAGGCTATCAACACTCCTGAATCCCCAGTCATC